AAAGGTGTGGAAGTGCACCCCGCCTTGGATCATCCCGTCGAAGAACTCCTGGACGGCCGCACCTTCAGCGTGGTTGCCGACCATGCTGACCTGGAACTGGGACATCGCACGGGTATACCGCTGACGTACCTTCGGAAAGCTGACATCCATATCCGAACGGATGGTGTTGGACTGTTTCTGTTGCTCCCAAGTAGTGGCGAACTGCGGTGCCCCAGCAGGCCATGGGAAAGTTTGCGCGGCCATTAACTACCCCTCCGATTCAAGCCGTAAACCTGTTTAAAGGTCGAGTCAAAGCGACCCGCGCCGATTGCTTTCTCGACTGCCTTTTGCACCATGATGTTAATCACCTGCTCACCATTCGGGCCGCTGTTGGTCTCGGTAGTCACCTGGGCGCCGGACTCGTTGTAGACGTTGACCACCACACCGCTGCCATCGCCGCCACCCTCAGCACCAACACCGAGGTTTCCGTTGGCCAGCCGCTTGAGTGGAATGATTGCCTCCGGCCCAGCCTCGCCCATCAGCCCGGTGCCGTTGGCCATAGGGAATACAGTTGGCGAGCTCACGACGCCGCCCTGGGCGAACGCCTTTGCTTGATGGCCGGATTGCACAACGGCACCTTGGGCTGCCGGCATGAATGACCCGACGTAGCCTGATATTGAATCCATCAGCGGCTTCATCACCAGCATCTGAGTGATCATCTTGGCTATGTCGCGCAGAATGCTTTCCGCCATGTCGCCAAAGCTGGTTGCCGCATCATCGGCACCGGTGGCGAAGTCCACCAAGGTGCTAGCCATCTGCTGGCCGTACTGCGGCAGGCTGTTGCTGATGCCTTCCAGCGCAGCATCGATGCCGATCAAGGCTTCTGCGCTTTTGTCTGCAGCGGTTGTTGATGCCTGATACGCCTCGGCACTCGCCCACACTTCACGGTTGTACTGTTCTGCAGTCAGCAAATGCGAACGCTGTAACTCCTGGAGCCGCGCAATCCTGTCATTGAATACTTCGAGGGCGGTGCGGTTGTTGCTGATAATGCTCGCAGCTTCCTTCTGCAGTTCAAGCCACTCCTTCTCTCCTGGGAGCATCTCTTTTGCGGCGTTCGCGTTTTCTTTCTTTGCTTTGGTGTTCTTGTTTGTCTCCGCGGTATTGGCGGAGAGGATTGTGTTGATTGCCGAGATGGTACCGGCAGAAGCTGCCGTTTCGGCGCTTGCCTTCTTGATTTCCTCGCCGGCTGTTTTCTCTACGATTGAAAGCTCGGTGAGCGTTGTTCCGAGATCGACTACTGACTGCACAGTGTCCTGCGCCGACATCTTCAGGATGTCGAATGCCTGGCTAATGTTCCCCTGCGCCGCTTGCGTAAGCGCGGCCAGAACAGCGCCAATACGCTCGCCAACAATTTCGAACCCCGTGGCAACAATGGCGACCCCGTTTGCGAGGCCGCGCAGTACGGTGCCGATCTTCTCGCCAACAGCAACAAAGCCATCGCCCTCTGTCGCTGCGTCAAGCATTACGTCGCCGAGCATTTCCAATGTCGGCGCAAGGCCAGTGGATATCTGAACGAACATTGCCTGGGTAGTCCCACGCAGGTCGTTCATCATGTTGTCCAGGTCGCCAAGGGCTGTGGCCGTTTCTTCGCTAAGCGTTCGGCCGAGGCGGTCTGATTTGTCGGCAAGGGCATCCATCTCCTCGCCAACCGTTGCCATCATCGGGCCAAGTGCCAGGCCATTCTTGCCGAATATTTCTATCAGCGCGTTCTGACGAACAATGGGGTCTTCGATTGTGTTGAGTGCGGTGAAGATTTTCTTCATCGCGGTTTCAACGTCATCGCCGGCCGTATCTATTCCGAGTGCTTTAACAATGTTTGCGCCCTTGTCGGTGGCGCTTCCCATCATGCCCATCGTCTTGACGAGTTCTTTCAGCGCGACATTCAAATCACCGGCGCTGACGTCTGTTTGCTCCGCGATGTAGTTGAGCCGGCTGAACGACTCAATGCCGATCCCAAGCCGCTGCGCAGAGGTTGCAAGATCATCCACGTGCGCAATGGCATCAGAGATTCCGGCGATGAATGTATCCATCGTCAGGTAAGCAGCAAGGCCCTGCTTTATTCCTTCAAACCCGGACTCCATCTTTTGCATGGATTTCTGTGTCTTGTCGGCAGCCGTCTGCAATTTCTTCAGGGCGGCCAATGACTCTGCGGCCAGCTTTACCTGCAGTTCATAAATGCGGCTGGTGGTTGCGACTGCCATTTAGATGCCCCCCTTGCTTCGTGCCCAGATCGCAATCGTTGGTACTCGGTTTACCGTTGTGCGTTTTGATCTTGCGCCTGGCGTCAAGTTGTAGGTATCAACCCATGCGTCAGCGAATATGAGCTGTGGGTATCGCTGCTTCATAATTCGAATGGTCATTTCATGTATGGAGTGTGGAACCTTCGGCTTTTCCCTTGCTTTAAGCCCATTCAGTTCCTTGCGGCGACTGGCGCGGAATGTGCGCTTTCCGGTAGTGAGCCAGCGGAACTTGCGGGTATTCGGCGCCATTGGGCCGACGATGTACGTTCCGATATATGGGGCAAGGCTGCTGATGGATACCGCGGCAGGGTTACTGCCAACCCTGACCGGCTTTTTGTTATAGCGTCCCTGCCACACCTCAAGCCGGCTGGCGGTTTCACCCGTCGCGCGAACCATCAAGCGCTGCATAATTGCCCACGCCTCGTTCAGTGCTTTCAGGATGTCTTCGGCCGCAAAGAAATGGACTTTTATCGAATACAGCGCCTGGTCAATTTTCTTGCCACGCTTGTTGTCTACGATCAGATTGGTTGGCTTGTTGCCGATCTTTATCTGCTGCGCGGTCTCCTGGGCTGCGGTTCCGCGCAGTAATGCCAGGTAGTCATTTTCGGCGACCTGAATCACGTCCTTTACGAGCTGCCCTTTTTTAAGGACTTTGCGCGTGCTGTTGTAGCCTTTGATGATTTCAGGCTGCGCCATTGAGCTACCTCACTATTGGCCATGCGCATCACCGCCCATAGCCAATCAAATTTAACGCCGTGGTGATCTGCCCAATCCTTCACCAATTGCCACTTAACTTCCCCGTCCAGATCCAGAAAGCAATTCCACGCCGGCGCAAGATGCATTGGCAGGACTGGTCTGGCTTCAAGGGCCGGAACAGGCCTGCCCTTTGCGGCTACGCGCTCAAGGTCTGCGCGCCGGGAACCCCACTCAAGCTCCCAGACAATTGCTTTCCCAGCGCTTCGCCGTCTTCCACCTCCACGCGGTACAAAGAGTCATCAATCGCGGCTGCCTTGATTGCATCCCAAACAGATGGGCAGCTGCGAACAAGGTCTAGTGCGTTGGCGCTGCTGAACTCAAGCGGCTGACCATCGCGCCCATCTACGTTTTCCCAACCTGCGATAACGCAATCTGCGAATGCGGCCTGAAGAATTTCCTCCTGGACATTGAAGACCTCGGCGTTTGCTTCATCCTTCAGCTCATCACGCCGGGCGCTTGCCGCCAAAGCGAGCGCATACCTGTATGCCCGGTTGTTACCACCCGCCCGGCGGAGCCAGAAAGTGGCGCCTTCAATCTTCAGCGGTACACCGTCGCGCTCCTTCTTGGCGTCCGACTCGAACAACGCGAATAGATTGCTCATGGTACTGGAATCGCTGCGCGCGAAATCTTGCAGGTATAGCCAGCCGCTGAGTCATAGAGCGCCTGGATACTGAGACCAAGGACAACATCGGTATCAGTGCCGGCCGCATTGACTGGCGCAGCTGTCAGCTTGCAGTTCGGATAATCAAACGTGTAAACCATATCGCCGTTGAGATCGTTCATCACGATCTGGACGGGGAATCCTGTCTGATCGAGCAGTTCCTGCAATGGCGCGTCGTTCGAGTAGTACGCCTCGGCCTCGATCGTTGCGCTGAAGCGACCGCGCACCTGTGTTGCCGTGCCGAGTGTGCCGATGCACTCAATGCCGCGGGCGCCATTCTCGAAGGTAAGGTTGCAAGTACCGAAGCAGGAGGTGGCACCCCATGCATCCATGGCAATGGTCACATCGGTCGGGCTCAGCACGTCTGAATCGCCGCTCGACGGATAGGTGGCACCGGTGAGCGGAGAGGTATCCAGAGTCAGAACGCCGCCGCTAACAGAAACGCTGCCAGTCAATGGGCTGCCTGGTGTGATGGCCAGATTCAAAGCGCTGAATACCGAGTCAGGGAAACGCTGGTATGAAACGTCACCTGCGATCGGGATCCCAGGGAACCGCTTTTCAACCAGGTACGTTGGCAACGTGTTTGCCGGAACCAGCTCATCTGCAACCCACTGCCCGCCAAACACTGCTGACATGGCTGCTTCTAGGAAGTCGTTGTCGCTGATTTCGAAACTGACTTCACCGGTAGTCTCGCCACCGGTGACGATGCTGTCGCGGACTTGGCCAGACGGATCAAGCTCGTTGCTTACCGTTGTGGTCGGGGCGTAATTGACGGTTTCGCCAGTCATTCGCGCGGTGATGAATACAGGGGATACCGGAACGACAGGCGGTGTGCCGGTCATGGCAACGATGGACAGTGACGCACCATCTGCAGAAATAGGCATGGTGTTTCTCCTCAGACGTAGTAATCGTGTTGGTATGGAACATCGACGTAAGCCAGCCACCAGCGGCCGTCACTTTCGATCTGGCTGTTAGGGGACGAGACGTTTTGTGTGCGGATGCTGGGGGCCGTGCTGCTCCAGTTCCGGTAAAACTCGGCGACAAGATCACCCTGCTCGATGGCGGCGTCATCACCAGAACCGGACTGGCAAACAATCCAGATCCGTGTTGTCGCGTTTTCGCGCCAGAGCGTTGGCTTGCCGATGCAAATTGGCTGATCCGTGCCGGCGATGAACTCGATCGACATCCACAATGCCGGCAGGGCGTTGTTATCAACGCGCATGGCAATGGACTCGACATAAGCAATACCAGGGAATGCTGTCTGCAGAGAGTCGCGGAACGACTGGCGAACAACCTTGCTGGCCATCAGTTCCTCCTCAGCTCTGCGGTGTAAAGCGGGAGGGTGTTCTGCGCGAGGATCGGGTGGGCATCGGCAACAAGTGTCCACGATCCTGTGAATCCACCAATCGAGCAGCGGATTTGTGCGAACTTCTGCGGCAAGCCTGACGGAAAGTCTGCCGGGTCAAGCAATGCCATGGCCGGCGCGCTGTCTGAGTCCTGCAACAGCGCTGCGGTCGTTTTGTCCTGGTAGATCACAGACTTGACCATGCGGCCCGTACTTGCGCCGACCTCGACATACTCAACAGGTGTGCCGTAGAGCTGAATGGCGTCTGACGCGATGCCGGCAATGCTTACAAAGTCGACGGCCATGCTATGCCCCCTGGTTGCGGTAGCGCCGCAACGTGAAGACATAAGGGTCCAGCAGTGCCGGGCTGTCGCTGGTGTCGTAAGCGGCTGCGGCGGTGCCGTTGTCGAATGACACTACCAGGGCGCCGCTGCCGAGACCGAGGCTCTTGAGTGGTGCAGAGCCAGTCACATTGACGCCAGATGCAGGAACGCCTGCTACATCACCACAGCACCTGGCATAGGACTGCGCAAGGTCTGGAGGAACGGCATCCTGTGGATAGCCGCCGGTGTAGGTGACGGTCACCTGCGAAAGCGAGTTGGCCCAACCTGTAATGATCTGCCCAGAACTTTCCACGACCTGATAGGAGGCCGGGTAAACCTCAGTCACGCCAAACGCAACAGAGGTGATTTCCGTAATCGGATAGCGGAAAAGGCCAAGGCGTGGCGCCGCATACAGCACTTCGACGGCATCTACCTGCTCTGCAAGCCCGCGCAAGCAGTAAGTCTCGAACCACTCTGTCACCTGTGGTGCCGCAGTGGTCAAGGCTTCGTCGAAGGTTGTGTCTGTCGGTAAGATGCCCAAGCGCCCCTTGATGTCCTCAAGGGTCAGCAGCATCTTTTCGGTTTCGATTGCCATACTATATCCCCACCATGCCGACGCGCTGATACCACAAATCCGAGATTGTCACTTGCGCTGCTCCCACCTGCGATGTCTTGCGCCCTTGCATGATGACTTGGCGCTCGCCGCCTTGGTGCTGGACCGGGAACGAATAGAAAAACGGCATACGGTCTTGCGAGTCTTTTGGTTCCATAATCCAAGTTGGACCCCAAGTCTGACCCCCGTCTGTGCTGAAACGAAGTTCGATGGATTGACTGGTCGAGGTGTAAGCCCAAGTCAATGAAACGGCCCAGAGATATATGCCTGCGGGTCTGTCTATCGCCAACGAGTTGACCGTCTGAAAAGTCTCCGTCAGGATGACCGGCGTGGACTGCTTGTTAAAATCGAATGTGTACTGCGCGCTGCTACCAGATGACTTCCCGCCGGTAGTGGCTGGTGAAGCGTTGCCGAAGAAGCGCCAAACTCTGGACGACTTCGATCCTTGGCAGACTTCGCCCCGGTTCTGAGTGATCGCCAAGTAAAGCAAATCGCCGTAGCTGACCAGATCGCCCGATTCGTAGGTAACATCGGCTCGCCAACTGTCACGGAAGAAACGAAGGGCGACGGCCTTCGCATCTGTTGGGTGCGTGGTGAATGCGTCAATTGCTTTCGTGATCTGGTCGACGACCATTTTCTGGTCGTGCGACTTGACTGCATCATTGACCACACTCTCAACCGCTGGCCCGAAATCGACAACGGCAGATTCGCCGTTCGTCATCACAACCGCAAGGCTGAGTTCTTTCCCCTCGATGGCCAGAATGCCTACACCGTCGGCCCCAGGTGCTCCTGGCTTTCCGTCTGCCCCCGGGTCGCCTTTCTGACCCTTGTCACCCTTGACCCCGCGACCAGCGACTAGCGTTGCCTTGTTGCCGTCGTGAAGGAATAGACCATAGTCCTTGACGAATAAGTCACCGGCGACATAATCGGCCTCGGCGTCAAAACCGCCGCGAACGCGCAGGCCCGAAGTACCGACGCGCTCCCAATCCTCGCTGTCGCCGGGCTCAGCTACAGTGTCCCGCAGGGCTCGGTAGTATCGACCCAGGTGATGGGTGACGATGGCCTGCTCCCGATAGACAGCGCCTGCCTCAAAGGTGGGAGCGGTGATACCGGCGCCGTCTTTACCGTCTGCGCCTGCCAGTTCATCTGCGTGACGTTCGAATATGGCGTCTGCCACTGCAACGGGATCTGCATCAGCACCGTCTTCGCCCGGCTGGCCATCTTTGCCGCGCAGCGCTTCGCCGTGCTTCTCCACTACGGCGTCAGCAATTGCGTCCAGCGCTGGTGGCTGCGGGATGTCATCGATGCGCTTGTGAATGCTGCCGATTTCGGTAGCAACCGGCTCTAGCGCCTCGAGGAGTTCGTCAATGTGCATGGCGGGCATTCCTCAGCATGTCTCTGATGGCGCTCTTGATAATGGTCACCGGCAGGCCCTTCTCTGTATCTGGCGCTGGCTCTTGCTCAGCAGGCAGTGGCGCTGGATTAGGTGGCGGTTCGTTGAGACCGGCAAGCTCTGCAACAGCCATGTCGTTGATCAGGCTGATGGGCGTCATCTGGCGCTGCAGAAACACCTGGTCGCCGCCTTTGACGCTTGGCAGGCTTTCTTTGGCGCGCGCTTCATCTGGCGTAAAGATGCCGCCCTGCACACCTTTGGTCAGGGCCTCGACTCTGGACTTAACATCGATGCGAACAAGCTGGTCGGTGTCGAGCTGGATGCGCTGCGTCGGAATGTTTAACCGGAAGGCGCGCTCGTAGGTGCGCTCGACCAACTCGATCAGTGAGCCAAGGCTTGTCGACAGCCAGTGGTTCACCAGCGTTTCCGTGCTGGCCGTTCCTGGCTCTGCGCCGAGCAGCGGCAATGGAACACCGTATACCCTGGCAATGTCAGCGATGCTCATGTCCTGCGCTTGAACCAGCTGCGCGTCTTGCGAACTGATAGACATCTGCTGGAACTTCAAGCCGCCTGCAAGGATCGGGATGCCGCCAGAGTTCATCCCGGCTGCCTGATCTTCGAACGCTTTACGCAGCTCCTGAATCTGGGCGCGGGTCAGCGTAAGGTCAGTTGATAGAACACCTGACGGCCTGCTCATTTGCGCGAAGAATCGCGCCTGGTTGTGACTCAGCGCGGTATTCAGGCCAGCCGCGAGCGCCGCAGCCTTCAGGGGAGATTCGCCAATCAGCGGATTGCGCGGGCATACCTGGCGCAGATGGATGATGTTCCGCGCCGGGACCATGTAGTTGATGCTGGCAGGATCAAGCGGGTCTTCGCCGATGCTGTAGAACACCTCGGAGCCGGCCATGTATGGGCTACAGGTTCCGGGAGGCAGCAGTGACTGTGTGGTTACAACGCCGCTGCTGTCGATCGTGAGCAGGACAAACGACTCGCCGTAGGTCTCCATCTGCGCCACGGAGTTGTATATCAGCTGGTCGAACTGCTGAACGCCGTTCGGGTAGCGCAGCTGATCCGCAATGGGACCGGTGTCGATGGTTATCCAGCGGCCATCCTTCATCTCCTGATACTGCGGCCGGCACAATGAAACGGCGCGGGCGATCAGTGCGATACACGCATAGACGGTTGGATTAAGCCTTGCGACAGAATTTGTCGGGTAGATGTCCAGCCCTGATTCAAAGCCGTCACCAAACGGGATGGGAAACATCGCTCCGCTTGGGGCAACGCCGACAGCTGGTCCGCGGTAGCTTCCTTCGGGCCCCTGCTTGAAACGGCTGAACCACCCCATGAAAGTTACCCCTTGCCTTTCTTGATTTTGGGAGCGGCTTTTATCTCTTTCGTGCCATATTCAGCGGCGTGAGCAAACACCGCATTACGGCGACGCTTCAGGCTCGTCCCACCGACGCGCGGATCCTGAACCTTGCCAGCGGCGATCAGCTCGGCGGCTATCCCGCTTTCGACTGCTACGAATCCGGTCTGGCCGCCAAGTTCTGCAATAGCCTTGAAAGCCCAAACGGTGGTCTGGAACATGGTGCGTTCCTCAAGTTATTGTAATTTCGTTCGACCCGGCAGATACAGAACCCTCGGAATTGGTCGCTTCTTCGAGAACGGATATTGCAGCGCCGACATCGGTTACGGTCGTGGTGTAAGTCAGCCCGGTTTCACCTGGGATGATCGTGCCGTTGCTCCGCCATGTGCGGGTAATGGTTGGCGCAGGAATTCCGAAATATTCACCCGGTTCACAGGTTAACAACGAACCGTTTGCGGCATCCCCGCTGATAGTTGGTGAAGTCAAAACCGACGGGGCTGGGTCTACGAATAATGTGGCCTGCAACCCTGCCCAAAATGCCTGCTTTCCGTCTTTAGGGTCCGGCAGGTTGTCGGCTCCTTTTGCGTCTACGGCATAGCCGTTGTCGATTAGGAACTGAGCGGAACTATCTGGGCGAACGTCGAGATACCCGAGAATTCCGTTTGTCACCGCGGTTTCGGTGGTCATCCAAATTCGCATAGTCAGATCCTCAAAATAGGTGGGGCGGCCTGCGCCGCCCCGGTGTTACTAACCTACCCAGGCAACAGCAGTGAGCTCCTGAACCAAGCCGCCGGCGCGCATCTTCGCCCAGTCAGCATCCATCAGCAGACGGAGCGCCCAGCTGTTGGTCTGGTACAGGGAGCGGATTGGCGCAGCCACTTCGTTGGGAGTGGCGACAGTGGAAATTGGCTCTGGCGCTGTTTCCTCATGCAGCGTGGCAACTTCGGAAGCCAGGAAGGTCGGCGCGCCGATACCCATGCTGATTTCGTTGAAGTCGACCAACAGCACTTCGGTGTCGGCCATGTTGGTGGTGACGATTACCGGAATACCGACCAGGACGCCGTTGGCGGTCTCTGGGAACTGGCGGGCGCCGGTAGCAGTCAAGGACATGCTGACGGTGTACCAGTTCTTCGGAGACATGACCCAGCGGGTCGAGCTATTGCTGCCCATGAACTGCTGTGACATCGCAGTCAGGCAAGCCTTGAGGTCGGTCACGATGTCGGCATTGGTGCCGGTTCCGGATGCCGGGCGGGTGTCGCCGCCAGCCACGCCGTTACGAATACCTGCCGGAGCGATTACGCTGCCAGCGGTATCCGAAACAAACAGCGCGTCAAGCGAGGTGCCGGTATCAGAAACCATCGCCTTCTGGAAATACGATGCCAGATCCAGCGAGGAACGGCGCAGCATTTCTGCGGTGGCAGTCAGGATAACGCCAAGGTTTTTCGGCGTCAGTGTCTGGCTGGTGAACGTCAGCCCCTTGACCGGAATTGGCGAGCCTTCAGCCCGGAATGCGCCTGCAGCCTGAGTCGGAGAGCCGGTACGCTTCGGGATGTAGATGCTCGACACACCCTGGCCAAACCTGTGCTGCTGAGACAGCGGAACGCAGCGAGCCAGAAGACTCTCTTCGCGCAGCAGATCCATGAACTGACCGTAAGCGGTTTGTGTCAGCTCCTGGGCATAGCCTGGAACGTCGCTCATGGCAGGGTTAGACACGCTCTTGACGATAGAGCGAACAACCTCGGAATCACCGAAGCGCTGCTGGATAACAGCCTCTTTCGAAACGCCTTTAACGCGCGATTCGAACTCGATCAACGCTACCTTGCCGAACAGGTTGTCGGTGTCGGCGGACTTGCTGCCGCTCTTGACGATGGATGGAGCAGCTTCGACCCTGGTGGCCTGAGTGCCGAGAGCCTTTTCCGCACGGCGCAGGGACTCCAGACGGGCGACGGTCTTTTCAACCAAAGCGGTGCCTTCAACGACAGCAGCTTCAAACGCTTCGACGTCTTCAGCTTCAGCGGATTCGAGACCCTTGGTGGCCTGCACCAACTTGTCTTTCTGAGTGGCGAGCAGTTTTTCCAGGTCGGCAATTTGTTCTGCGATAGTTTTCATGGGTATATCCTCAGTCGATTGGGTGGGTTGCAGCGGTGGCGTCGTTTATGGCTGCTGCCGCACGACTGAGAATCACCCGTTGCGCCATAGACTTTTTGGCAACTGCCTGTCCTGGCTGATCGGGTGATGTGAAAAGCGGCTCCGGGTCGAGACCCACGGCGAGTGATTTCACCCGTACCGCGTCCGCGTTGGCCGGCACTGCCACAAGGGACGTCTCGAAGATGTCTACCTCGTTGAAGTGGTATCCGCCCTGTTCGCTGTTGTAGTCTCCGGAGCCGAAGAACCCGATGCTTGCACTGATCGGCACCTGATCTGACAGCAGGGTTTTGAGCATGGTGCCCAGGCCTGTTGCGCTCAGGTGAAGCGACGCATAGAGCTTTCCGGATGTCTTTACGAACTTGTCGATGACCCACTTTCCAACAATCTTGGAAGAGTCATGACCGAATAGAGCGGGGAGTGATTTGCCGACCTGCGCCTCAAGCGCTGATGGCTCGATGGTGTCGCCCGCGCGGTCTTTGTTGACGGAGGAAATAACCCACTGGCCATCTGCGCCGTCTGCAGCCTTTTCGATTACAGCATTGATCGACTTTCTAACCCGCTCCACGCTGTCACCATAGGTTTTGGCTATTGACTAATGCAGAAAGATAGCACTTATCAATCACAAGTCAACACGTAAACACAAGCAATCAGTGCGGGATATGTGCGCGTTTCGTTTACACGTCTTTTTCAACACTGCCCTGCCCCATGAACGGTGAAGAAATGGTTTTTTCAATTTGCATGTGTGCAGCTCCTTTTGATCTGGAGCCGGGCGTTTTGGTGGGCTACAATCGGGTCGTGTCTCAGATGCTCGCGCGCTGATACATCAAGCCGGACGTGCCGCCATCACGCTCCGGCTTTTTTATTGGGCGGCTGTTTGGGCCGGGCGAGCGACGGCTAGAAGTGCGCGAACGGCAGCAGTCGGCCAAGCGAGACGACCACCAATGCGGACACATTTCACAGGCCCATCGTTGCGAATGGCCCAATTGCGCAAGGTCTGCTGCTTGCGGTTGAGGAAGTGCGCGGCCTCACCAGTGGTAAGGGTCGGCTTGTCGATGGCGTCTAACGATTCAAAGGCATTCATGTTGCGGTCCCTAATGATCGGCCAGATCATCTGGCCGTTAGGTATTGCATTCTTCACACATGAACGGTGATTGCATCAATTACAGCCGGACAACTACCCCTTGGGGTTCTTGTCCGCTATGAGCTCTTTGGCTCGTCGCTGCTTACGCTGATACGTCTCCAGAGCGACGGCTAAACCCTCGGCGGGCTCGGGTTCGAGCAAGGCGATATGGGCCTGCATAACGCTTTGCCGGTGTTGCGTCTCACGCCGCACTTGCTCATGAATCGCCCTGATCAGCTTCTGTCCGCTGGGCTCGTTTATCCCAGCGAGAATCAGCCACAGCGCTTTCCCGTCATCGGGTGAGACCGGCTTACCGTTTTGCAGTTTGGCGAGGGTGTCTGTCCAGAACGTTGCCAGTGTCGGCAGATCATCACCAGCCGGGAGGAAAACCGTCAAACCCAATCTCTTCGCGCTTGTTGTTCTCGAA